AAATAAAAAAATAAAAAATATAAAATTGAAGATATTATATATATTGATGAAACCTCAATTAATTTTTTACAAAATAGATATCATTGTTATAATGATATTGGTAAAAGATGTGTTATAAAAACTCAATCTCAAGAAGTATTTAAGAAATATACGGGTATATTTGCTATTAGTTCAAACGGTGTTGAAGGTTGGGAATTATATGAAAAAGGGGGTATAAATATAGATAGATTATATAATTTCTTAGAAGAAAGTATAAAAATAAATTGATAATATTAGATAATGTAAGTTCTCATAGACATGAAAAAATAAAAGAATTGATAAATAAAAATAATAATTTATTACATTCAGTTCCTTATCAACATTATACAAATGCTATAGAATTATATTTTAGTTTATTAAAATCTAAATTAAGAAAATTAGAAGGATTAAAATATAATGAATTAAAATTAAATATTAAAAAAGCCATAAAAAAAATACCAAAAGAAAATTATAAAAATATAATAAAAGGAACATATGAAAGACAAGAAAATTATATAAAAAAATCATCAAAAACTAAAAAATTTAAAAATTATAAAATATAATTATAAAAAAAATGACATTTAAAATCGGCATTTTAAATGTCAAAAGGTGTAAAATTAATAATTATACAAATGGTAAACAATTTATTAAATTATTAAATAATTGTTAAAAAATATTAAAATAGAAATAATTTAGGTAACAAAAAGTAAATTACTTTAATTTTAAATTTTTAATTTTAATAAATTTTTAGTATTAAAAATTTTGTTGGATTAGATTAGTATATAATATAATTAGTTTTTAATACCAAAATAAAGTTACAATATAATTAGAAATTGAAGATATATTATAAGAATTTTTTTTTTTTAATATAATGGCATTAATTAATTGTAAATTATAAGTAAAATTTAAATTATTAATCATAAAAAAATCTCCATTAATAATAGAATAACTTAAAATTTCTTTTTGTTGAATAGATAAATTATTAAAAACAAGAGGTTCAATATTTAATAATCCATTATAAAAATTATACCAATTAGTTGAATTAATAAAAAAATAATTTTTTTGTATTGAAAAAACAATATAAGTTACAACATTAATATTTTTATTATAAATTTGAACATTAATACAAGTAATATTATTAGAATAAAATTTATAGATTTTAAGATAATTGCTAACAATAAAAATAATTTTTTGTAGTAAATTATTATAAATTTTTTGTTGAACAATATTATTAAATTGATTAATATTAGTAGCAATATCATTAGCCAAATTATCCATAATAATTATAATATCATAAAAATCATAATTAGGATTAATATAATAGATTGTCATTATTTTATATAATATTAAAATAAAATAAATTTAATCAATTAAAATTGTCCATTTTAAATTATTATTAGTAACTAATCCTAAATTAATTAATTTTTCAATATCAATAGTATTAGGTTTAGAAGTTAATTTAAATTCTAATTCAATTGAATTATTTTTAGAATTTGTTTTTTGATTAAAAACAACATTTTTTGATAATATTTTATTAACATTATTTTTAATATATTCAATTCTGTCTTCTAAATTAAGAGGAAATTTTAATGTTGGATGATTTGATGGAATCATAATATATGTTATTTTATTTTTTCCTTTTGAATATTTTTCTAATTCAATTAATTTATCCATAATATTATTACATATTTTATCACGTGTTAAATGTTTATTATTTAATTTAATACCTAAATCTTTAGATAAAGATTCCAAATATTCTTTTTCTTTTGAAGTTGCACAAACAGCACCTTTAAGAGATGGAATACCCGTACCTCTTTTTTTATCGAGTATTTTTTCTCTTTTTTCTCTAATTTTAAAAATATCTTTAACATCTTCTTCTCTTTTAGATTTTTTTTTATTACTTTCTTTATCAATAATACCAACAATTTTATATTCTTTTCTATTATCATAATAATCCATAACATCATCAAAATTATATTCAGATAAAAAATTATTATTAGATTCATAATTATAGTCATAATTAGAATTAGTTTCAGATTCAGTATAATAATTTTCATTAATTAAATAATTATAAAGTGATAATTTTGATTTATATTTATGTTGATAAGATGTTCTATAATACATAGGTACATTTTCATTTTCATCAAAAGGTTGAAAAATATAATAACCATCTAAATATATTAAATATCCATATCTATTAGTTTTATCATAAACAATATCTTTAAAATTATTAAAATCATTTTCAGTTACAGGAATTAATTCATCAAGTGCTTTTTGAACAAAAAAATCATCAAATAAATCTTTTTTATCTTTATTATAAGAATTTTTAACATAATCAATAATAGTTACTAAATTATAAACATAACCAACCATATATAATTCTTTAATTTTATTTTTAGAAAATTCTATTTCTGATCTAGCTAAATTAGAGGTAAAAGTAGAATAATCTAATTGTGATTTTACTAAATTTTTGTATAAATTTCTATTAGGATCATAATATTTAGAATTTAGTAAAGCACTATTACATTTATAAAGACAATTAGTAAAATCACATTTTGCAGGACAAATATTTAATTCTTTATTATTTTTATCAGTAATAACAACATCTAATAATTTATTATTTGGTTCAACACATTTATTATAAAAATCAATTTCTTCTGGAAACATATTTCCAGGTTGAAATAAAGGACAATCAATTGCAATTTCTTTAAGACTTCTTTCAATTTTTTTGATTATTAAATATTTTTGTTCAGCTTTATAATATAATTCTTCTTCTGTACTTAAAATACCTGAATTAGAATCAATAGAAACAGCATATTTATAAACTTTTACTTTTGGAAAAACATTATGTTCAGACATTAAATTATAATGAGAACACCATCTAATTCCTCTACCATTAACTTGATCGATTCTACCAAAATTAAAATAAACATCTAAAATTTGAACAGTATAAACATTATGTAAACTAATTCCTTCATTCATAACTTTAGATCCTAAAACTAATTTAATATTTTTTCCTTCTTTATTTTCAATATTTGAAAATACTGTTGTAACAATTTTTTTGCTTTGTTCTGAAATATTTTCTACTCCTTCTTCAGAAGATTGACCAGTTATAACAATATAAGTAGCAGGATAAAATTTATGATTTTTATTTGTATTTTTAGAATTATTATCATTATATTCTTCATGTTCTTTATGTATTTTTCCACAATAATAACATTTTGTATTATCTTTAATTCTGTAATTATTTTTATTTTCTTCATATTCTAAAAATCCATTAATATTCAGAATTTCTTGAAATATTTCAATACCAATTTTAACTAAATTGGAATAAACAAATCCTGTTCGTGATTCTTTATTTAAATCTTCATTATCTCCAACAAATAAATTATTTTCAATATCTAAAAATGCTCTATGAAATTTAGTTGAAAAAAATTTTAAATTTTCTTTTTTTAAAATTGCCCCTGTAATATTTTTAGTATTTTCATTAATACTAATTAATTCTTCATCATATTTTTTCAATCCTAATATATTTTTTGCAATCATATTATTTATTTTATCATGATGATTTTTTAATTGATTACGAAGTTGATTTAATCCTTCTCTTCCATATAAACCAATTAATTTTGTTCTTGATTCATCTAAAGCAGGAAAAACAAAATTAGCAACAGCTTCAGATTTTCTATCTAAAGAATCTGCTTCTTCTATTGCAATTTTTTTTGCATTTTCATATGCTTCCAATTGAAATTTTTCCATATAACATTGAGTAATTTTTGTAAATAATAGACCTTTTGGTTTAATACCCATTTCTATTTTTTCTGCAAATGTCATAGGATCTGCACCTCTTAAATGACTAACATAACCATGAGCCATTTTTTTTAAATATTCAATTCCTCCAGGTTTTATTTCCATAGTATGATTTTTTGCAGATGTAAAAATGAGTTCTCTTTGGATTTGTGAATCACTAGGTCTTAAAAAATTTAATAATTCTATAATATCATCACCAAGATTTTTCATTGGAGTTGCTGTTAATAAAATAATTTTTAAATTTATTGAATTACGAATTATTTTCAATAATGCATCTCCATAAGCATTTCCAGTTAAATTATGAGCCTCATCAACTATAATTAAACTATTATTTAAATTATGTAAAGTATCAATACTAACATCTCTTTCAAATTCACCTTCATCAGTTTTTTTATAAATTATTTTCATTTTTCCATCAACAACTTTTTTTTCAATAATCTTTTCACCCAATACTTTTCTATAAAAACTTCTATAACTAATAATTCTATAATATTGTTGAGCATTTAATATTGATTGTTTTTTTATTTTTTCTTTTTCTTCATCATTCAAAAATAATAAATTTTCATGAGTTTTTAAATATGTATCACCTGTACATTCTATTATAGATTTTTTCCAATTTTCTTTAAGAAGAGGTCCAGGAACTAAAATATATATTTGAGTACCATATCTTTGAACTAATGGTTTAAATTTTTCACCAATTGCAATACCTGCACAAGTTTTACCAGTTCCTGTTCCATGAAATATTAATAATCCCTTATAAGGTGTATCAGGATTTATAAAATTTGATAACATTGCTTGATGTTCTAATAATTCTCCTGATGGTTCACATATTTTTTTTCTATATTCTTCAATATCTTTATAATTTGATAAATCAGGTCTATTGGGTAATTTATAATAATAAAATTCTCTTTTGGCATATATTTTAGCTTGAAGATTTGGATCATCTGTTTTTGGATATCCTACATTTATTTCATCTATACTAATTTTATCATGTTCTTTAGATTTATTATTTGCAAAAATATTTTTTTTTGCTATTTTTTTATTATTTGTATTTATATTTGAATTATTATCTGAATCATTATTAATTTCTATTGATTCTAAATTTATCATTAAATAATTTATATAATAATATAACAATATAAATATTTTAAAACCAATATAATATTAAAATGAATATAACTTGTAATGATGATTTAAATTTATATAGAGATATAATTATTTTATATTGTCCTGAAAAAGTTGGATCAACGTCAATAGTATCATCTATTAGAATTTGTGCATCAAATAAATTTATTGTATTTCATACACATAATGATAAAATTTTTGATGTATTAAATTATTCAAATAATACTATGAATGAAATTAATATTAGTGATATAATTCATAATGATAAAACAATAAATCCAATTACAGGTAAACAAAGAAAAATTTATATAATTGATATATTTAGAACTCCTATAGAAAGAAAAATATCACATTTTTTTCAAAAAATATCAGAAATACATTTTAATAATACAGAATTAAATATATCAAATTATCCTATGGAAAAAATAACAAAAAGATTTAATGATATTTTTATTCATATTGATGAAATTGATTATTATAATTTATATTATAAATGTAATATTATAAATAAATTTGATTTCAATAAAAAATATATTATTAATAATATTAATAATATTTATTATATTAAATTAAGATTACAAGATTTTAATGAATGGAGTAATATATTGTCAGAAATTTTAAATACAAAAATATATTTAATTCATGATTATAATACAATAAATAAAAATATTGGTAATATGTACAAAAAATTTAAAAATAATTATAAATTACCTTATAATTATTATAATCAAATATCTAAATTAAAATCTCTAAATATTTATTTAGATGAAAATGAAAAAAATGAATATTTAGAATATTGGTCAAAAAAATTGTGTAATTATTATTTACCATTTACAAAAATAGAATATAATATTTATACTCAAATTTCAGAAGAAAATAAATTTTATTGTGCAAATTCATCAAATAAACATTATTCAGATGATGGATGTTTATGTACAAAATGTTCTAATAAAAGAAAAAAAATTTTTAATGGTTTAAAAAATAATATTTTACAATATATTTATATTAGACATTCTTTTGATGAATTTTATAATAATAAAATATTATTAAATTTACAAAAAAAAATAAATGATAATAATAATAATAATGAACTTGATAAAATTATAATAAATTTAATTAATTATTAATAACTTTTAATAATATATTATCTAATTTTAATAATATATTATCCCAATTATATCTTTCTAATATATTTTTTTTTAAAGTTTCCCCATGAATTTTTATTAATTCTGGATTTTCATAATAAGTAATTAATCCATTAACAAAATCATTAACAGAACAAATTTTTGCATAACCACCATGAAAATCAAGATTATTAGAAATATAATATTCTCCAATTGGTTCAACAATAATAGAATATTCTGGTTTAAAAATATCAATTAATCCTCCAACACCACTAATTATTTGTGGTCTTCCTAAACCACCATGTTCTAAATTACATAATCCAAATCCTTCTCCAATACAAGTATTTATTCCAATATCACATGCATTATATAAATAATTTAATATTTTATCTGAATAATTTATTTCTGATGAATTAATAAAAATATTATTTGTTATAATATTTTCAAAATTTAAATCATATTTTAAACAAGCTATTTGAATTTGATTAAAAATATCACAACTATTATTTGAATTCATATTGTCTATATTCATATTTAAAAATAATTTAATTTTTTTGTTCATATTTTTTAATTTTAAAAAATATATAAATGCATCAATTGTTAATTCAATATTTTTTCTATATGAATTTCTATTTGAATTTAAAATAATAAAATCTTCAGGATCGAAATTAAAATATTTTCTTGCTTCCAATTTATCAATATCAAAAAATTTTATATTATCAAATCCATGTGGTAATATAACAATTTTTTCTGGATTTATTTTCATTTGAATTAAATTATCTTTCCAATAATCACTAAAAACAATTATTAAATCAGAAAAATCATTTATATAATTAATTAATTCTAGTTTTTCATACGGATAAATCTAAATAAGTGCAAATTTTAAAATTTTTTGTAATTTTTTTTTCAATTAAATTATTAAATATTCTTGAAATTACAATTATATCATTATATAAAAATAATAAATCTGGTTGAATTGAATTTATAAAATTACATATACAATTTACTCCATATAATTCATCAGTTCCTATTTTCTTTTCTTCTTCTAAAACATCAATTAATACAATTGATGGATGTATATATCTATCAAATACATTATTTTTAAAATTTGATATTCCAAAATAATATACTTCATGTTCTTGTTCAGCCATGTGATTTGATATTATATTTCCAATTCTAGAATAACCTATTGGTAAATTTGGATATGATGCAAAAAATAATATTTTCATTTTATAAATATATTTTAAATATATTTTATTTTTTATATTTTTTAATTTTATTTTTTAATATATAAATATGGTCCTGTACCGCCAATTTCAATATCTATTTTATTTGGTTCACATTCAATATTTATTCTTTTACCATAAACAATCCAATTAAATTTTCCATTTGGTCCATAAACTTTAAATTTACAATTAGATATTTCTGTTGTTTCATATATTTTATTTTTATTTATTGAATCATAAATTGGAGTTATATAACAAGTGAATTCAGTTGCTAATTTTTCTACATAATCAGGTAATTCAATTTCAATAAATTCTCCATTACTAATTTCATTAATTCCTCTATAATAAACTCCACCTTCAGGACCTTCCAAACAAGCATGTACTAAATATTTTGAATTATTAATTGGATGTTCTATAACAAATGTTTTAGTTGAATAAGTTATTTCAGAAGTTGTTGTATTATATGTTAATAAAGGATTATTTAAATTATTATTAGTTGCAATTGGACTTACATAAAAACCACTACTAATACTATTTAAATTACTATTACTTGCATTCAAAATAATAGAATTTGAAAATTGATTATTTTGACCTGCATTTACACCAATTGCAATACAATTTGAACCTTGATTGCTTTGACCTGCATTTGTACCAATTGCTATTGAATTTTGTTGTTGACCTGTAAAACCTGAGTTTATACCTAATGCAATTGTATTTTCATTTTGATTTATATATCCACAACTTTTACCTATTGCTATTGCATTTGAATTTTGATTACTATTTCCTGCATTTGTACCAATTGCTATTGAATATGAATTTTGACTACTATTTCCTGCATTTGTACCAATTGCTATTGAATATGAATTTTGACTACTATTACCTGCATTATAACCCATTGCTATTGAAAATGGTTTTTGTGTTAATCTACCTGCTAAAGTTCCTAAAGCTATTGAAAATGATCCTTGATTATTATTTCCTGCTAATAAACCTATAGAAATACCATTATTTTGATTAGATTCACCTGCATTAGAACCTATTGCTATTCAATAAGATTGACTACTTTTACCTGCATTAAAACCAATAGCAATACCTTTTTGGTTAATATTGCCTGCATAATTGCCTATTGCTATTGAACCTTGATTTTGATTACTATTTCCTGCATTTGTACCTATTGCTATTGCATTTATACCTTGATTATTTGTTCCTGCATTTGCACCTATATTTATATTATTTGAACCTACAGTCCATTTTGTATTATCCCAATAAATATAATTACCATAATTATCTGCTGTTAATTCTAATAATCCTGAAGGTCCAGTAGGTCCTGTAGGTCCTGTAGGTCCTGTATTTTCTTTACTATTAATAACTGTGTTTTGATTATTTGGATTTAATAAATTTAAATTACCTGAAGTATCAATCCATAATATTCCAGAATTTGTTAATTGTTCTTGTGGTTGTTCATTTTGATAAACAAATTCTAACCATGTTGGATCAATAGGACCATCAACAGTTAATTTATTTAATATATGAGCATCATTAAATAAACCAAAATTTGTTTCAATATTAGATGTTTTAATATTAGTTGTTTCTAAACAATTTAATTTTGATTTATTTTT